ATACTTCTGAATGGAACATTATAGACTTTATCAAATCACATCACTTGGCACGATAATGACAGTTAAAAAATGTAGTAAGTGCAAACAAGTAAAATCTATTGACGAATTTCATAAAGATAAACAAAAAAAGACAGGATTAGCTTCATGTTGTATATTATGTCGAAAAGGTTATGCAAAAGAAAATAGAGAAAGAATTACCCAATACAAAAGAGACTTAAAAAAATAAATCCTACGAGTAGTTTATTTTATCAAGCAAAGCATAGAGCAATAAAGAAAAATCTATCATTTGATCTAACTATAGAATGGTTACAAGAAAGATATACTGGATATTGTGAATTGACGGGAATAAAATTTCAACAAGCAACAAAAGGTAAAAGTCCTATAAGTCCTTCTATAGATCGTATTGATAGTTCAAAAGGATACACTAAAGACAATATAAGGATTATTATATGGGCATTGAATGCATCATTGGGCAATTGGGGTATAGAAGCATACGAACGTATATCAAAAGCTTATTGGAATAACAAAGGCTATAAAATTATTCAACCAGAATAATTCAACTATTAAAGGAGACTAATATCAAAACATTCTACAACAAGATCACCTTATCAGATAGTAAAAGTATATCTCCATACGGAAACTTCATAGAGTATGTGGACCTGGAAGGTACTACAATTCAAATGCCTGTGACTCTGTTGATTCATTTGTACGAAGTAATGAAATTTGATATCGGCAAACACCAAGACTTTACAGCTTGGTATAATAAAAAGATAGAGGAGATAAACAATCATGGATAAGATTTTATATTTTATAACACTGGCAGCATGGATAGGATCAATCTTTTGCAGCATAAAAACTATTTTTCTTATTTTTTATCAGCAAACGAAGTCTCTGGATCATCTATTGCCATAATATTTACTGTGCATTCTTTGATCGATCTAATATTAAGTGGTGGAATGATAAGAGTATTTCCTCTTAAAGTGATTTCTACTCCTGCTGCTAATTCTTGTGCCATGATTAGTTCTCCTTATAGATGTAGTTCATACATCTATTTATACTTTGGATTTTTTGATGCTAAATAAAGAAAGTTATTGACATATGATTTGAAATATGATATGGTTGTTTTACGATGTTAAATACTAGGAAGAAAAGGAGAAACGATATGAGTTTAAGCAATAAGCTGGTTATGGTATTGATGTTACTACTTTCTGGATGCGCCACCTACGGGCGGGAGTTTGACATGGCCGCAGTTGATAAGATCGTGATAGGTCAAACGACAAAGGCAGAGGTGATTGCCCTTTTCGGTTCGCCGATAGGAATATCAAAGACCGGTGACGGTCACACCTACCTGGCATATTCATATTCACACGCCACAATGGGAGGTGCGGAAGTCCAGACTCTTTCTGTCGCAATCGACCGGGATGGTAAAGTTGAAAACACGTTCACTAATAGCACTAATAGCACTATTAGCATCAAGCAATAAACGTAATGCTATGGATGGAATAGCAGAATAAAAAAAAAGCCTAACTATATAAAGGAGAGTAAATATTTGATTATCAATACAACCAAACCAATAGAGGTAAACTGGAAAGACTCATGGACGAAATGAAAGGATACCACAAGACTTTTAAATTGAAATACAATCCTGCTGTTGCTGTTATCAGCATTATATGGTTGGTTGTTTATTACTTCGGATAAAAATAAAGCTTGCATTTTTTAAAATGCCATCTATACATAGCACCACCTTTACCAGTTTTATTACAATAAGAACATGTTATAATTGGTAGATTTAAATGAGCTATAGACATTTGGATTTTGGTTTCACCAGAATGTAAACTATCTTTATGGTTTGATGATTTTCCGATTTTGACATTGGACATTTGGGTTTTGGTTTTATTAGTATGAAAATGATTTTTAAAATTAGAAGGTTTCCCTTTTGAAGCTTCGGACATTTTTATCTTAGTTTCTCTAGAAGCAATTGAATTTTTTCTAGAAGGAGGTTTATATCCACCTACACAGAGATTATATGTATTGTCGTGCATAATAAAATTTTTATCAACAATCTGTTTTTCCCATTCATACATTTGTATTTCATCATAACAATAATGAAGTATGGTTCGTTCGAAGTTTTCTTTACCATATTTCTTAATAGCTCTTTTGATATTTTGTCCAGAACCTAAATATCCATCATCAAGATTCCAGGCAGAATGAACACCGACATATATTTTGTTATTGACTAAATTACGAATAAGATAAACGAGATAATACATGATATTCCCCTTTGATAAATAAGATAGACAAGGACAGCAGGGAATTCCCCTTCCTGTTTCTGGTATGCTGATAACATCCAGATTACTTGTTCATTTCTATTTATACTTTTTTGTTGACAATCATTTTAAATTGTGCTATAGTGTTTGTACAAAGCAACTAAATCTAAGATAAAAAAGGGAGAACATCATGGCATTTGTACAGAAACTTTGGGGCGCAGAGTGTTTCGGAATTGATGATCCGTTTCTTTCCGTAGACAAGGTAATGGAACAGTCAGGACTTAATTTCGAAGTCCGAGCACAGGATGTTTTTCTTGCCAATGGAACTAAGGTTCCGAAGTGCAAAGCTACTGTTCGTATGGATACCGAAACCGTTCTCGGTACTGTCGGGGATCGTTACACCGTCCTCCAGAACCACGAAGCGTTTTCATGGTTCCAGGATTTTGTTGACCAGAAGGTTGCCTATATCGACAACGTAGGTGTGCTTCGTAGTGGAGCAATCACTTTCATTCAGGCAAAGGTCTGTGTCGATCCTATCGAGATTACCAAAGGGGATGCAGTCGAATCCTACATCACCCTACTCAATTCTCATACTGGTGTTACCAGTGTTCTCGGTGGTTACTTCCCCCGCAGAATCTTCTGCAATAACCAGCTTCCGGCACTGAGAGCTTCCAAGATGCTCAAGTTCAAGCACACCAAGAATGTTCAGATCAGCATGGAGAAAGTGCTGGAAATCATGAACGTGTCCACCCAGGAATTCATCGCTACCACAGAGCAGTACAAGTTCCTGGCATCCAAGTCTGTTGATCGGAAGTCTCTTGATAAGTTCGTCAAGATCGTTTTCCAGAAGGACGAGACGAATGAAGACGAAGAGATGAACGAAACCAAGCTGGAGAAGATTCAGTATCTCTTCGAGAATGGTCGTGGTGCTGATAGGACTCCGAATACCATGTTCAAAGCATTCAATGCCGTGAACGAATACCTGAACTACGAAGCTGGCAGAAGTGCAGACACACGGCTTTATTCTCTCTGGAATGGTGCAAATGCTGATCTGAATCAGAGAGCACTTGAAGTCGCAACCCAAATGACCAGAGGTACAATCTAACACTTTTAGGTAAGAAAAGCAAACGGAGAATGGGAATCGCCCAAAGGTTGTATACAACCTATGCAGAACTAGACGAGAAAACCTCACCGAGCCTAATTGAACTAAACAGGAGATTACATGTTTACTACAAATCCAGATAACAAATGTAAATTTATAATCCTTCAAGGAATAGAAGCAGGAAATTCATTTTTCACAATGAACACTCCTACAGAAACTGAACTCGAAAAATGTACTGTTCATGATGGAACTATTGCTTATCGAGTATTAGGATATGCTGATACAGTATATGATGCTCAAATGTTCCTGTATGGCAATTCTGAATATACTAAGGACAACGAAAAGAAATGTCACTTTCCAAAACTCGGAGACAAACTTTATAGTGAGGAAACTGGAGAAGTTTTGATAGCAACTGAATGTACATTAGGAGTTGTTATTGAAGGAATGAACAGAGGAGTAACATTTGTATATCGTAACCGGGAGGACACATTATGAAAAAAATAGCTTTGTTGGTTTCTATGTTATTGTTAGCAGCATCGTCAGCATTAGCCATAGACGGTTCTGTTTCGATTGAAGGTGATGTTAGTCGTACTCATGTTGCACCTGACATTAATATCGATGTAGGTCAGGTGTTCCTCAAGGATTTCAGAGTACATAGTACTTCTGAATTCGGCAAGCAGTATGATGAATTTACTGGAAGTCCGAACAATTACAGGGTAGGACTCCAATACAACGGAGTTTCATCAACACAGTTTGAAATGGGTACTGGATATTACAATCGTGCTCCTTATGGATATGGTAAGATAACATATACATTTGATACTGCGAATCATTAAACCGGAGATAAAATGAATTCATACGAACTATATGATGCAGCAGAAGACCTTATGAAGAAGTGGCATAAGCGATGGAACTTCTGTCTTAAGATAGGCTTAGTCATGATTCTATCAGGGATTGTACTAGGTTTATTTTTGAACAGACCTAGCGGAATTTTGGTGTTCTTTGCGTTTCTGTGGTGTGGAATTTCAGCATGTTTCTTTGTAAGTCCGAAGAACAAAGAACATGAATTGCGTAGACAAGCAATAGCTTAATGGGGAAAGAATGAGGAGGAATACTGGTGATAGAATATGAAGCAGTCATAGAATATGAATCCTTTATCGGTCATGCTGTTAAAAAAGCTAAAGGCAAATCAGCTAACATCAAACCATTCAAGTCAGGACTGATGATTAACACCGTGAAAGGAATTATAAACCATCCTCAACTTAATATTCCGGCATTTACTTTTGTTGAAGATGATTCATATGTAGAATGCAGACGATGCATTTGTATATCATTCAATAAGATACCGGAGAAACATGTTTGATCTGACTGTACCATATCTAGATTTTATTAAGTTCGAGAAGGAATACTTTGCTAATCCTGAAGGACAAAGATTCGGTCAGAAGTTTATAAACAACTTTTTGCCAGCTACTTTATCTGACCCTGAAGTGTTTTATGAAGGAAGTCATATCAAAGCAAAGAACTTAATCCTAGCTAAATATGTTTTCAATACAAAAAGATTTGACATTCAAATTTAAACATGGTATCGTAAACATAATGATGAATTTTTGGATAACAACTATTAAAGTAAATTATTCAGCATTAGCAATCATATTTCTAATATGTATTGTAATTTCAAAACACAACGAAAGGAAAAAAAATGAGAGAAAACGAAATCCGACAAAAGATTAAGAATGCAAAAGGTGACACTGTAGGTTATATGCTGGCATATACCGAAAACGAAAAGGTTCATATCGGACTTGCAAAGTATTATCCGTTCGATGAACATCCTTACAACAAGGAAAGAGGTCTGGAGATTGCTTATGGCAGAGCAGAGCAATGTTTCAAAAAGCCTTTGTACATTCCAAAAAGCGTTGAGCATCAGTTCGTAAGATTTCTGACACGTTGCATGAACAGACTTTCGTTCCAGGGAAAGCAAATGATATCTAATATCTATCTGTACAACCATGAAAACTTGACCTATGATCTTATGGATATCACAGAAGATAATGTTTTAGACATAGACGAAAACTAAACACAAAAGGGAGAACAAAACGTATGGCGTATACTCATGACGAATTGGTAGCACTGGCAACTAACATCAGATCACTGAAAAGTCAGGTAAAAGAAATCAACAAGGAAATCAAAGAAGCAAAGGAATTGTTTTGTGAAGAGCATGAGGTAAAGAAGAAACCTCTCAATGGTGCTCTGAAACAGTATGATGAATTCCTTAAGAATCAACCGGAGTGGCTGGAGACGGTCAATGAGCAGGACCAGCTTATCGATGTACTAACCGGACTGAAAGCAGAATAAAAAAGATGGGGAGCAGAAATGCTTCCCATTTTTTTCTTGACAAACTATAAAATATATGCTACGGTATTTTAAAAACTTGGAGAGGTAAATGAAAAAACTACAAGCTTCTTATCATATGCTTTTGACTATGCTTCTAGAGATATCATAATCAAAACCATACTTGAAACGTTAATTCCTAAACTAAAAGAATTCGATTCTATTGTTGTGAGTGGATATAGCATGGCATTGATCGGATCAATTGTAGCACATGAACTGAAAAAGAATATAGTATTAGTTCGTAAAGATGGAGATAATGCTCATAGTGATTATGTTACAGAAGGACTTTTAAAACAACGATGCGTATTCATCGATGATCTTGTTGCAACAGCAGCAACATTCCAGCATGTAATTCATCAGTTAAAAAAAGTAAAAGGAAGTATAGTTGGTGTTGTTTTGTATTATGATTATGATGAATGTTACATGGGCGAAACTCATATAGATCAATGGGATAACCAAGCTTTAAAAAATATTAGTTATCCTTTATGGAAAAGCTTTAACATAGGAGCAATGGTATGATTGATCTTGATCTTACAACAAAGAAGGGTTGGTATGATATCAAATTTTTTGATCCTATCCCCTTTCCTACTGTAGGATTTTCAAAAGAATATTTTAATGTTGATTTATCAGAAACAGTAGCTAAGTATATACAACCTGCTCCTGCAATCAAAGACACTCTAATAAAGAAGATTCCAGCACCAGCAAAAATTACTGTATGTTCTCATGAAGCAGAATTGTTTACTGCAAAAACCAGAACAGAAATTGTAAAGACATTGATTAAAATTCTGAAACCTAGAAAGAAAGAGTTTGATGCTATAGCTATAAGTGGTTATAGTATGGCAATGATTAGTCCAATTGTTGCTGATAAACTGAAAAAGAATATAGTATTAGTTCGTAAACCATCTGAATTAAGAATATCAGGATACGAAGCAGAAGGACTTCACAATCAACGATGTATTATCATTGACGATTTAATCTGCACTGGCAGAACCTTTCGCAGAGTATTGGATGGATTGGAAAAAATAGATTGCACTCCAGTAGGATTTGTAGTATACAATACTAGTTCAAGTAATGACCAAGAATCAGGCGTTCCCTGTTGGGGAATTGTCAAAACATATAACGGAGAAAGATAATGAACCCATTTTGGATTTTAGTAAAAGTTGAACGACAAGTAAATGGAGAAGTCGCAACAATAGAAACACTTGAAAATGTATTTTATAAATCATGTTCTGATGCAGAAGAAATAGGAGAAAAAATAGCAGCAAGAGAAGGTTGTGAAATAGTTGTCATGAAATCATTTTCTATATGTAGATATAGATTTGAAAATATACTAGAATAGGAGGAAAGAAATGGAAATTACAATTACAGGCGATCCAGAAATGATAGATTAAAAGAAGGTGTCAAATGAAATTTTATACAAATATTTATCAATATAATCGTAATGTCATAAAACATATGTATATTGAAGATGGTAAACGATATGAAGAATTGGTCGAGTATCAACCAATCAGAGGTTGGAGAACCGATCAACAAACCAAATGGAAAGATATCTATGGACATTATCTTTCTGTTAAACGATTTGAATCTGTTGATGAATGCAATACATGGGAAAAAGAAAACAAGTATCTTGAAATATATGGAGATATAAGTAACACTCTCGCCTATCTTTCTGAACAATATCATGGTGATATTGTCTATGATAAATCTAAATTGAACATATATTCTATAGATATAGAAGCTAATGGCGAACAAGGATTTCCGGTTGCCACACATCCAAATGATTTTGTAAGTGCTGTTACATTTCATAACCTGAACAAAGATATCTATTATACCTTCGGATTGAAACCATATACTCCAGAAGCAAAGAATATTCATTACCTGGAATGCAAAGATGAAAAGAAACTTCTCTGTGCTGTAATGGATTTCTTTACCAGACAGAACATAGATATCTTGACAGGATGGTATCTTCCTTTCGATATTCCATATCTTATTGATCGTGTTGAATATCTGTGGGGATTGAGAAATTTTGAGTTGAACGAAGCATATAAAGATTTGCCTCTCGATAAACTTGAAACAATGAAAACAAAACATCTTAAGTATGGAGAGAACAAAGCAAAAGAATTCTCTCCAGACAAGAAGATATTTAAAGGAACCAGAACAGTCAACAAAAGAAAGGTAGAAGTATATCGCATCCAAGGTATTGTTCAATGGGATTATCTTGATCTGTATCAGAAATTTACTGCTGATCAAAAAGAAAACTATACTCTAGACTTCACTGCTTACAATGAACTAGGAGAAGAGAAACTAGAATACAAAGAAGAGTATGGCGATCTGCCAACTTTGTATAAGCAGAACCATCAAATGTATATCTCTTATAACATAAAAGATACTACACTTATTAAACTCCTGGATGATAAACTAAAGTTCATTGACATAGCTCTCGGCTATTGTTATATGATGAAGTGTGGTCATGAAGATATCTTTGGAACAGTTCGCCCGTGGGATGCTTTGTTATACAATACTCACTATCACAATAACATTCTTTGTTCTCCTCTAATAGCAAAAGATGCTGTCGAATATCTTGGAGGTTATGTCAAAGAACCAGATAGAGGTAGAAACTTTTGGCTTACAGTATTCGATGTTGTGTCTTCATATCCAGAGCAAATGATTCAAAACAATCTTAGTCCTGAAACAATTATTTCTGAAGCAGAAATCTATGCGTCTCCAGAATTGGTAGCAATCAGAAACAAATATACTGGAATAGAAAAGTGTTTAGATATAGAAGCACTTTCAGATATGGCTACTGTTTTAGCAGAACATAACTTAGCCTTTACTTGCAATGGAGAGTTTTTCAGAAGAGATAAACAAGGATTCATTCCTGAACTTGTTGAACATATCTTCAATGAACGTATGGCAATAAAAGGTTTGATTAAGAATGCTAAAACAAAAGCTGAAAAGGAACAGCTAGAAGCTAGATCATATGTATTGAAAATCTGTATTAACTCTGTGTATGGTTGTATGGGATCGGCTTACTTTAGATATTATGATCCACGAATAGCTGCTGCTGTTACATGGCAAGGACAACTTTGTGCTAGAGGAGTTGCACAATATCTCGCTACCAAAGTTGATAACATTGATTGGAAATATTCAGATACAGATTCTATTTTCTTTTCTTTAGAAAAAATAGTGAAGTTGAGATTCGGAGACAATCCACCAGACAACGAGACTGTTGCTAAGTTTCTTTTGATGTATCAAGATAAGATGATTCAACCAAAGATAGATGAATTTTTTATCATAATGGGAAAGAATTTCAACAACATCAAAACCTGTATCAAAATGGAACATGAATGTCTTGCTCCTGTTTCGATCCTGGTAGAGAAAAAGAAATATGTCATGGCACAAATATACAAAGAAGGAACTTGGTTTATCGATAAACCAAAGTATAAGATCAAAGGAATAGAAGTTGTACGTAGCTCTACACCAAAAGTAGCCAGAGATAAGCTCAAGAAAGCCCTAGAACTGATCTTTGAGACTGACAGCAATGAAACCCTCATTGCTTTTGCTGAAAGCTTTAGAAGAGAATTCTACAAGCTTCCTTTTGAAATGGTTGCTTCTCCTAGAGGAGTAAACAAAATGGACAAGTACAACTTTCAATCCAAGTCTATTCCGATCCAAATTCGAGCTTCAATGGTATTTAACAAAGCATTGAAAGCTTATAACCTCCAGGATAAATATCAAACCATTACTAACGGAAGTAAGATTAAGTTCTGCTATCTGAAAGTTCCAAACTGGTTAGGAAGTAATATTGTCGGTGTCGTTGATAAACTTCCTCCTGAACTTATAGATAAATTTGTGATCGATTATCCTTTACAATTTGAAAAGGCTTTCGTGAATCCTTTGAAAAAGATATTCGATTCTCTTAGATGGCAATTCTATAAAGACAATGATGCTGATGGTTTCTTTGAAGAAGACTAAAGTATAAATAAAGAGAGGAAGCTTATGAGATTCATATGCGAAAACAAAAAATGTAAACATCTCTGGTCAGCATTCGAAGAACCTATCTGTAAGACTATTCATAAGATGGGAACTGCCAGAAAAAATATGCAACAGATGATGTTATCTGAAGCTAATCGTTTAGATAAGAAAGAGAGATATGGAAAACTATTTTGAAAGACTTTTAAATGAATATACTCAATCACAAACTCAATCACAAGTTGATGCTATAAGAAAGAAAGAAGGAATTGCTTTCAATACATCTAAAGGGCATCCGACTCAAAGAACATCTACAACAGCTACCTATCTAAAGTTTTATAAACTTCTTACTCCAGAAGAACAAAAAGGTGAAGGACTAGATTACTCCGCAGGACTCGGCAAAGGTTCTGCTCTTCTCCGTCAAGAGTTTGATGCAAACATAGAATCATATGAACCATTCCCCCACGAAGATTCAGAAGATATTACTTATGTTGGATTGAATTCTCTACCTGATAAACTCTATGACTATATCTTTTGTTCTGCTGTTCTGAATGTAGTTGAGCAAGACATAAGAGATTACATTGTACAAGATATCTTTGCTCATTTGAAACCAGGAGGAGAAGCAATCATTGGTGTTCGATCTAAAGCTGATGTACTTAGTGCTAGAACAGCATATGTTATTGATGCAGAAAACGGAGAGATCATTGATAGAATAAGAGGATCATACCAAAAAGGATTCACTGGCCCTGAACTAAGAGAATATATATCAAAAATACTTCCTGAAGCTGCTGTTACCAGAGTTGAAGTTTCAGGATTCTCTCAGATAGTTGTGAGAGTTGCTAGGTCTGAATGGGATGCATATAAAGACTTGACAGAAGCAATAGATAATATAGATGTTCAACTTAAAAAGTTAGGATTGTTTCGTTCTAGAAAATATGGAATAGGAAAAGAAATTGGTGGAAATATTTATGTTCATAAACAATACGAATATGTATTTCCTCAAGATGAATTGGACAAAGCAAAACCTCTTTTACCAAAAGATTTTGAGTATCAAGTAGTAAAATATAATCCAACAACTAAAGTATTTAGTTTTATTGTCTCTAGAGATTTTGATACCAATCCTGAACCATCTATCAATGGAGGTATCACTGTCAATCCTAATGGTTCTGTTAAATCATTTCCAGAAGCTGGATGGATATATCATCACAAATGGATGTGGGTAGCAGATGATTATACTGGATTTGATGTTAAAGAAAGTAAACTACGATCATTAGAATGGACTTCGCTTCCTAACATAGATAGAACTAGAATAGGACAAAAGAAATATTGGGAGGCTAATGTAGTTCCTTTATTGAAAGATAAATAAATTTATAAATAAACCTAGAGGAAATAATAATGGCAATTAGTTATATAAAAGATATGGATAAAGAAACTGTTCTTAGAGTTTTGTTGACCATGTTAGAAATATCTTACCATTCTCAGAAAAGAGGAGAAGGATATTCTGCTGGTTTGTTTTTAAGATATGCTCACGAAACTGCTTTACTATCTCCTGTATGTCCTCCTAATCTTAAAGCTATTATTAACAAAGCTTTCGTCTCAATGAAAGAAAGAAGATTCAAAGAAACTGCCATGTATGTTAGTTTAGCATATCAAGCTATTCTAAAATATGATGGTGGAAGAGCACCACTTCCTATAGATGATTACGATCTACAAGAAGGTGGAGTTTACTTTCCTGGTGGAGACGATGAAGTAAATGAAAATAAATTTAAAACTATAATCGATTCTTTTATAATAGAATCTATCATAAAAGAAGCAGACTATATGGATAATGCTAATCCTAATAACAATGCAACCGATCAAGGAACTATAACTCCTCCTGATGTAGATGCTCAGACCCAGGAAATTCCTGACGAAAAGAATCCTGAGAACAAACCAGAAGACGAAGAAGAGGAACCGGAAGAAACAGAAGAAGAACCAGAAGAGAAATCAGAAGTTCGTCTTCTTATTATAGATAAGATTCCATGCAACAGACAGTTGAAAGAACTTACTAAAGACCCTATGGCAGACTTTCCTTTGACTGCTGTTGAAGCTGCACTCGATGAAATAAATATTGCTATTGAACCAGGAGAAAAAGAAGGACTGACTTTCGTTGGAGCAGATGGAAATGTCGATCTTGAACTGATAGAAAAGTCTTCCGGGAAATTTATCAATAACAGTTTCTTGATTGTCTATTGGTCAACTATAGAAGGAAGCACTAACTTTAATTTCAATTGCTACTTAGGATAAACTATGATATATAATGATATATTAAAAGTATTAATAGAAGGTGAAGGATTTATATCTAAACATTATAAAGGTTGGCTTATTCGATATGATGAAAATGCTCCTGCGTATGCTAAATATAAAGCAAGTCAATACGGAGTAAACATTTCTAATTCTACATATGAAGAACTTAAAAACCAAATAGATAGAAAAATGGAAGAGAGAAATGAAATATAAACAAATTCTAAAAGAACTTAATAGATATTCAGATGGTGTATTTTCAGAATTTACTCCAGATCAAGTTGATGATAAACCTCATGCATATGAAGATGATCTATCTCAGAATGCAGAACAAGCTGTAAGACTCAGAAATAAGATGTATCAAGTTATGATTTCTATTGAAAGATGCAGACTAAATGAAATTGAACCATTGTTTAAAGAAATGGAATCTTTGATGAATCAGATTAGAGAACTTATACCAACAGAATCAACACCGTCTCTAAATTATAAAGGATCATATAATGCCAGTGTTTAATAGAATTCTTTCTGAAGCAATCCAGAATGAGAAACAATTTGAATCCAGTGATGACCTTATCAAAAAAACAAAATCTATCCTCCGTAAATCCTCTGTGTCCTCTTATAAAGAAACAAAGGCAGGAGATGCTGGATTCAAAACTCCTCACCGTCTAGGATATAAATTTGCTGCTCTGAATGGAAATATAACTATTTCATTTGTTGGCAATGAAAAGAGTTGGATAAATGAAATTATCAGAGAACTCGGAAAGAATAAAGTAAACTATAGTTTCAATGCAGCACACGAAATAGTCTTAATCAAAAGCGAAGATAACATTAAGGGTGAAAGTATTCTCTCTCCAGAAGCTAGAAAAGAATTGGACAATGGAGAATTTGGAATCATAGGAACGGAAGTTCATCAGAAGAAAGATATCAAAGGTGCTGTTGATAATCTGGCATATCTTGAAAAAGAAATATATAATGAATTGATCAAAGGTAATTTTGTTACCTGGAAACAAATCAAACTTGCTCCAGGAAAAATAGCATATACACTTACAAAGATAATAGGAGAAATATAATGACATCATTTATCGATATTCTAAATGAAGAACTTGAAAAAGAAGACGAAAAGAAAGACGAAGAAGTAGAAGATACTGAAAAGAAACCTGAAGGTGATGAAGAAGAACCTAAAGAAGAGGAACCCGAAGAAGAGCCTAAAAAGGAAGAACCAAAAGAAACTGAATCAGAAGGTAAAGAAGATTTGAAAGATTTGATCATGACTATTCTTGATTCTCTTGAAACAGAAATGCTTGCTCAAGGGGAAGAGTTAGAGGAAGACGAAAGCCCCGATCCAGCGTTAGAACTTATCTATAAGCTTATTCCAGAATTGACTGATGAACAATGTCAAATGATAAGCACTACGTTATCAGAGTATTATGAAATAGAATTAACTAATGGTGAAGACGAAGATGAATTTTATGAAGAGCCTAAAGAAGATTCTGATAAGCAGGAAAATGATTATTTACAAGACACAAATGTTGTTAAACCAGATGTATCAGAAGTTCCGGTACAAGAACCTGCTGTTTAATTTATAGAAAAAAGGTCTAAATATTTAGACCTTTTTTTCGTTTTCCTTTATTATGTGCAGGAATTCCACTACGATTAATAGACATCTTCTTTATAGATTCTTTAGTGTGATGTTTTTTGTACATTATATTATTCGATCCTGATGTATTTTCGCTTGTATACATATTCTTTTTAAATCCTTCTGATAAAGAATGTTTCTTTTGACTTTCTGACATTTTCTTTTTAGATTCTTCTGTAAAAATTTTAGCTCCTCCATTACCGCCAACACAAAGATTATAAGTATCTTTTCTAGCAACAAAAGATTCATCTACTATTTGTATTTCTATTTCGGTCATTTGTTGTTCATCATAACAATAATGTAATATAATTCTTTCAAAAATTTCTTTACCATGTTTCTTGATAGCATTTTTTAATTTTAATCCGCTTCCAAGATATCCATCTTCTTCATTCCAAGTAGAATGTTTTCCAACATAGATTTTATTATTGATTAGATTGCGAGTAAGATAAACTAAATGATACATATGATCCCCTTATAAATAGAAGTGAACGGAGACAGCAGGTTCCCCCTTTCTGTTGTTCCTTGATTGCCGTTAAGGAACTTATCCGTTTCTTTTATTTATATAAATAAAAATAAAGGTTGGAGAAATAAACATGTCTCTATTCACAAATATAATTCAAGAATGCTTAGATGATTCAGAAGAAACTGAAGTGCTCGAAGAGAAAATCATCAAAGTAAAACATATGAAACAGAAACAAAAAGCTATGGCTAAACGTTATCGTATGAAGAATAAACGTAAGATGAAGCTGAGACTAAAACGTTTCCGTATGAAAACAAAGAACAAAAGACCTGCACGTAAAGGTTGGGCTTATGGGGCAGATGCTAAACTCCATAAGAAAGTTATGAGAAAGGGAGTGAGAAAATCTCCTCACCATAAACATTAATGATATCATTTATCTCTTACATACTGTTATTAGAATCTTTCAAAGACGCAGAACGTATCTGGATATCACAAGGTAATGCGAAAGATGAAATAACAAAACTCATTTCAATTTTCAAAGAACTGAAAACCAAAAATCAAATATCTGGAGACGAAAAAGATATTGGATATTGGATGAAACATTCTTTCGATGAATTCAAAGATTTCATTGCATCCATTGATGAAGAATATAAAGAGAAAAGTACAAATAAAGCAACAGAGAAAGATGTTATTAAATTCTTTGAAAATGAATTTGCTTTAGTTGTTGTTCCTAAAACTCATGAAGCTTGTCAAAAATATGGATCACATACTCAATGGTGTATCACCGGATACAGTGATTACTATTGGAAACAATATATGTTTCAAGAAGGATTAACTCCATACATTGTTATATTCAAAGATCGATCTGGTATAGATAAATTTGATACTAATTTGGAAAAAATTGCATTTATGGTTCCTTATGGAGAAACAGGAGAATTTGATAATATATATGATTCACAAGATAATGAAATAAGACTATCTACAGGTTATGAAGAAAGAGATGAAAACGATGAACAAATTGAAAATGGAACAATGTCATTAGAAGAAATTCTTAATATGTGTAAAGTTCCTTATGAAGATTTTACTTCTTACATGGAAGAAGATTATGAAGGTGGAGATAGATTTTATTATGATGATACTATGATGAAGAAATTCCTGAAATCATCTAAAGCTATTGCTGATCTAAATGAATTCTATGAAGAAACAAATGTTCCTGTCGAAGAAAGAATAGATGATTTTACATTCGAAGAATATTTCACACAAGAATCCTTTGTAGATAACATGGAACAAAATGACTTTACAAACTTTACTCATTCAGATGAACTTCGTTCGTTCCAAGATTATATTAACAGAACAATTAAATATCCTGAAACCAAATATATTCAAGATGTGATCGATGAATTTGAAAAGGATGTTGAACATGAATACGGAAATACAGATATTGCTGAAACATATTTTAGATTTGAATAAGATAATAGTTTTGATATCGTTTATGTTATTGACTGGATGTGCTGGTGTCCAAACCTTTTAATCGCCCTGTACCTAATGACGATCCTCCAGCTTTTATAGGACCGACCATAACAATATACTTTGATGGTAATGTTTCTGTTCCAGCTTTAGATGGAACATATAAATGGATTAAAGAGAAGAAGAAATCCTGGAGAGTAAACAATGACAATCTCATTACAGATTCATAATTACTCAAGAGTAGTAAGTACAATGTGGTATTTCTATAACGGAGAACATCTTATTACAATTAGATTCTTGAATCATTTCATACTACAAATAGTTTGGTAAAAGAAAGCCCCTGAATCTCAGAGGCTTTTCTTTTAGATTTTGATAGGAATAAGTTCTGATCTGAGTTGAACTAATTTGATATACAAAGCATTTAGTTTTTCCTTTTGTTCAGGAGCAAGTGCATCGTGTATCAATCTAAAGATCACACACTCGGTAATCAGTTCTAATTCTTTGGCAGAGAACATGTTAATTCCTTTCAGAATATTTTGCCGTGTAGGTATAAGAACATTCCTAAAACTAAAGCTCCAACACCAGCAGTAATAAAGAATGCTCCTAAACAGTTTAATGCCATTGCTAAACCAATGGCTAACAAAAAACACCTACGATATATAACACACAAAGTTCATGCATGTTACAGGCTCTTGATCGGAATGAGGTAAGCATAGTTTAGGTTCCTGCTGACCATCCGATACTCATGAACTTTGTTCTTGATCTGCCGGTAAGCTTTGAAGTCACGAATCATGACATCACCAACGAATTCTTTCTTGCCCTCTTTCCTGGCACCAGCAAGACGGACAGCTTCAACATCGGGGAAACGGACACGCAGTTCTTTGATACTCATGGGGTATTCTCCTTTTTGGTTAGAGGTTGAAGTTCGGGGCTTCTCTTATTGTTGAAAAGATAATAACACACTTTGAAACGAATGTCAACATTTATTTTCTTATAAATAAAAACAGACAAGATACGTTTTAGAAATTTTTATAAATAAAATAAAGTGAATTATGAATAACTTTGATAAGACTTTAAGATTTCTAAATGAAAAGGTTCATGAAGATGGAACAGAAACGTTTCAATTGGATAAAGGATTAACAAAAAAGGAAGCAGATAAACAGTTTAAAGAAAAGGGTTATAAGTTTAAAAAAGATCATCGTGGTTGTCATTACGATTCTAAAACAGGAATAATCAAATTTATTTAATATAAGGAGTTACATCATGGCATTACAGAGACAAAATGAATTGGGTATCAATGATATATATGCAAGAATGTTGAAAGAAAGAAAACAACAACTCACAGAAGCTACAGCATCTTCAACTAATTCTATTCATACAGAAACAGAAAGATTGATCGATGAATTGTCTGGTGATGAAATGACTCTCTCAGCAGAACAGCTTGAAGAGAAACTTCGTGACCTGGAGAAACTTGAATTGACTTCTCTTGATAAGAAAGTTATTACTGCTATCCGTAAAAACATTACTATCATGGCAAAAGCTAAAGAAGACTTCGAGAAGTTCACCAAGGGATTGAAATACGAATACGTTATCTCTAAGAAGAACGAGCCTACTGAAGAGAATGAAGTTCCTGAAGGTGAAGAAGGTTCTCCTGAAGCAGAAGCAGAGTTGAAAGCTGGAGACGAGAACTTCGAACCAGAAGAGAATGAAGAGATTGTTCCAGTAAAATAAGATTGTATAAATAGTTTTAAAGGAGAATATATATGGCAAAGTCATTAAATGAAATTTATCAGGAGATGAAAGGAAAGACCTCTGAACTTCTTGACGAAACAAGAAGAAGAGAAATCACAGCATCAACTGATAAAACTCTTAAGGGAATGAATCCGAGAGCATCCATTGTCAGAGATTACGAAGAAGAACTCTTTGGTATCCCTGAAGCTGAACTAAAGAAACTTCCTATGGTTGCTGTCAATGCCATGAAGAAAGCTCTAGATCATATCATGGGTGAAACTCGTAAAGACCCACAACTTCGTTCAGCAGCTAAACGAATGATCAACCGCTTGTTCTCTAAAGCTGAAAAGGAAGCAGATACTCCTAAGAAAGAAAGCGTAGAGAATACAGAAGAAGTCGTAACTGAAGCTCAAGTTCTAGAATCATACAAAGAATTCCTTGCTGTGCTTTCTGAAACCAGAGCAATCAAATTCAATTACAAAATGCTTCTTGACCTTGAACCAAACAAGATCACGAATCCTTTCTTCGTTCAACTTTTAAATACTTTCAATATGGTTGAGTTGACTCGTCAACAAAAACAAGGTGTGCTTTTGTTCCTCAAGAAACTTGCCGAACTTGCCGAAAGTAATAACATGATCGCACAAGCATTGAATCGTATCGTGCGTACAGAGAACGTTGCTACTGAACAACCTGCTGGCGAAACTCCTGCGGTAGAACCCGCTCCTGTAGAAGGTGGAACTGTATAATGAAGTATAAAGATATCCTAGAAGAAATGAGAAAAGAAGAACCTATAATCTTTGTTGAAGGTATCCTTGCTTCTACTATTACTCCTGGTTCATTGCTTATGGATTTAGGAATTCCTTCTCTAGATAAAGATAAGAAAGATAAGTTTGCAGTCATGATAGGATTTAAAAGTTGGGAAGATTTAGATCGATCATATCAAAACAAAAAAGCCGAAGCTCTTTACCTTGCCAATGTTCTTAAAGTAGCTATCAAAACAGTCGGTGGTAATGTTAAATTCGCAAAGCTTATAACTCCATTCACTAAGAAACCTGAACCCGTCATAGCTAAAATTCTTTCGTAATAAAAGGGGAACCGATTAAGGTTCCCCTTTTAACAAATACTTAAAGGAGGTTTTTTCATAATTCCTCCTTCAAATATTCTAATCCTTTAATCAATCCTTCTTTTCTCCGTTCGATGCAATACTTACAAAATTTAAGAACTTGTGTTTCTGGTATTCCTGGTCTTGCCCATACTACTTGTGAAATATAAATGTTTGACCGGATTGTATTTGAGTATCAGATTTTCTTTTTCTTTTTCTTTTTGATATTGAATTTCTGTTAGATATACGTCTATTGAATAATTCATATATCTAATACCATCTTAGGTTCATATTGTGCATTGACTTCTACTCCTACATATCCCCACGGATTATTAATGATCTTTGTATCGCCTATTTCATATTCACATGAAGTATGCATGTGACCATGCAACCATAGATCAGGACCATTCACTTCTATCTTATTTGATAGATCAGACATAAAAGCACCATTCAATATGTCACCTTTGAATCTTGGACTGATAGAGAATGGAGATGGCGCATGATGTGTAACCACAATAACCTTCGATCCATTTCTCTTAGCTAATGCAATCTTATGGAAAAGGAATCTCTTTGATTCGTTGAATATGTTTACTGATTGTTCAGGAGTAAATCTTGAACCATCTTTATGTTTAATGATACGAAAATCATTCATTCCTTTTTCAGCAGTTCGCATTACGTATTCATCACCATCAAAGTCTGTCCATAACGTTGCACCAATAATAACAATGTTATCTCCTGTTTGAATATGACTATTCTCTAATAAAGAAACATTTTCAGGAAGAGATATCTTTCTTATAGCAAAACTATCTATCCAATCATTATTGTAAAACTCATGATTGCCAGCAACAAAGATCACTGATTTGAATCTTTTGCCTAACAGACCGAGAACCTTCAACCAACCTTCAGGACGATGAAACAATCCTATGTCTCCAGCTATCAACGCAGTAGTTTCTTTGTCAGTATGCATA